TATATTTTATTACTCGTTTTCTTGCTGGCATTTTAAGTTTTGCAATCCAATAATCTGTAACAGCATGATTATCAACTTTTAAAATATTTGCCAATTCGTTTGCTGTTACTTGTCCAGAATTTGATTTTGGATAAATACCCATTTTTCTTTCTGCATGTACTTCAATAGCATACGGAGTGCGTTTTAACTTCTTTGCTATTAATTTTATAGGCCTTCTTCCGTACCATTGTGCTAGGTATTCTTCTTCTTCCACAGTCCAAGCCTTTTTTGCCCTAGTCAATTTACCCTCCCCCTCTCATTCGTTGAAAATAATTCCGTACACTTTGTATTTTTTAGCAAAGGTATCTCTACCTATCGCATGTACTTCTGTGTGATGTTTTCTGCATAGTGCTATTTTTTCGTTGTTGCTATCGTCATAGTTTTTTCTGTCGTGTCCCATTCCTATCGCTTCCCAATGGTGTATTTCTCCGTCTAACCCGCATATGCAGCATTTTTTGTGACGTAAACACATATACAAATATGTATTTATATCGTCGGTCCGTTCTAGTCCGCTCTCTTTTAAAGGAATATTCCACCTTAGGCAAAATTCAATCAAGTAATTTATGTATTCCTTTGCTGTTGTCATGCTACAGTTAGACAAAGAGAAGTATTGCTCCCCTGTTTCCGCCATGTAATAATACTTTAATATCTCCTTTAATTCTTCTGGAATATGCCCTGTGTGTAAGGCTATATCCCTTATGGTCGCATAGGCTTTCTTTCGCTGTTCTGCCGATATGGTCCGGCCATCGTCAAGTCTTAATTCCGCCTTAACTACTCCACCATTCCCGAATTTTTTTAGGTAGTCTCCTATTGATTTTTTAGGAATAGTTACAAGTAATTCCGTTCCCTTGATTGTATGTTTGAAGTGAGTTATTTCGGCATATTCATGCATTCAACCACCTACTCTAATTTCTCTAAGATCACTTCTGCTCTTGGTGTGTCTGAATAGAACTTATCTATTGATACTCTTACAAGTTGCTTATCATCTTCGTAAGCTATATTATTAAGTGCATCAGCAATGGATTTTACGATATTGTCGCAGTCAGGTTTTTTTACTGGCCTTATTATGCCTTGAAGCATTTGCTCTTTTTTCTTTTTACTCGCTGTTTTCGGTATCTTGAAATATGCATTTATGTGCATAGTCAAAGGCTCTGTAATCATTGTTTGTCCGAACGTTGAGAAATAAATTTCCTGTACTAATGTTTCATAGTCCTTTGTCTTTTTCGGCGTGTATGCTATTCCTGTTTTTGTTACTCTCGGTCTTCCTTTCGCGACAGGTTCTCCAGGTATAGTGAACTTAATCATTTGATTCCCCCTTTGTTGCTTTTAGGACTTCCCTATGCCTTTTCAGCCATTCTGTTGTGAAAGCCAAGATGCTAAGATATCCTCCTGCTTCTCGGTATGCTAGGTAGTCTTTTTCTATTTCATCCAAAAGCTCTTTATGATCCAACTAAATCACTCCCCTAACTTTAGTTGCTCTCCTTCTTTTTTCTTCTGTAGATATTTCATAGCTTCTATTAGCGATTTTCGAGTTAACTCAAGATCATCAAGTTTTTCCTTAACTCTTTGCTTTACTTCTTCTAACTTGTCAGGGTCTTCTAATATTTCTTTGTACCCATAATAGCGGGCCTCCGCTTTCCATAACTCGATTTTTGCAAGTTCTAACAAGTACTGATTTTCTGCTGTTCTATTACTTTCAAATTGTCTGCCGTAGAATGCGAGCTTATCTACGATTTTTTTAAAATAAGCAACATCCATTTGCTCGTATTCCCTTTTAATTGCTTTCATTTCCTTAGATTCTTCTTTCGTCGCTACAACTTCTTCTGCGACATTAACCCCTTTAAACGCTGATATATCCATGATTAATACATCCTTTCAGGGCAATAGAAACGAACATATTTCTCTTGGAATGTTAGATTGATGGTCCCTTTCCCACCATCACGGTTTTTCTTAATAATCAATTCCGTTCTTGCTCTTGTCATTTCATCCGCTGCATCATGTTCTCTCTTTAAGTGCCATTTTTGGTCCGCATCAAAGTCTAATTGCCCACTTCCTCGGAGTTCTCCGTTTCGGCTAAGAGAAGATATTGCGATTACCGGGCAATCGAATTCACTTGCTAAATTCTTAAGCCCTCGGCAATTTCTCTCTATTCTCTCTCTATCTTCTCCTTCTCCATCCATCAACTGTAAGTAGTCAATAACAATTAGATTGATCTTCCCGTATTTCACTTTCGCTTCTTTGCACTTTGCTCTGATCGCTGCTAAAGTCCTGCTTCTCATTTTGCTGTAGATATGCAAATGCTTGTCCAGTATTTCATCAATATTGCAGTTCTCTATAAATTCCAAGTCCTTTTGAGTCAGATACTCTTTAGGATATTTAATCTTATTGATTTCCAGGGGCAATGCAATTGCTAGGGTTCTGTCTCCTATTTGGGCGTCATTCATTTCAAAGTTAAAATACTCCGCATTCTTCTTGTTTTTTGCAAAGTTAATAGCTATTTGATGGGATAAAATCGACTTTCCTACGTTTGGATCAGCAGATAAGAGGACCAATTCCCCATTCTTTATTCCCCCGGTAACTTTGTCTAAATCATAGAATCCTGTCTCGTTCCCAGGGATTTTCTTTTTTTCTGAGCTATATCGCTCTGCAATCCTTGAAACTGCTTCGTTCATAATTTCTTTTGTACTTTTTTCTTTTTCGGATGTAGAGAAATCTGGAATGTTTGATACTGCATTATACATTTCATCAATATCGTTTTCAGTTGCAGCTTGGTAAATCTGCTTTGAAAACTCTACTGCTTGTCTCCTATGCCGGAGTTGTATCAATCTTTCAATCCATTGCCCTGCCTCGGCTCCCGTGTCTGCTTCAAAGGCTATTTGTTTTATAGCCTCAATTCCTCCGATTTTGCCCGTTAAATCGTTTTGATTGAGCTCTGCTATGGTGTTTATCAAGTTAATCTCTTTACCCTCTGAAAATAGCCTTTTAACAGTATCAAAAATAATCCGATAAACTTCAGTACCAAAATCACTTGATTCCAGGTCGACTACACTTTTTTGTGCCGCTTCTTCGTCTATCAGAATCGCACTAATGATTGAACGCTCTAATACTGAATCATACAGCCTGTTGTGATTGTCTTTTCTTTTCATAGAGATATTCAATCACTCCTTCTTTCAGTTCTTCCGAGTTCATTGATAAGACTTCATTCTGAATAGTTGCCAGTGTTAAATCTTCAAGCCGATTCCCTTTTAAAAGATTGTATAGTTCCCATCTATCCATTTATCCACCTCATTCTTTCTCTTTCTGCTTCTTCTTCCGCTCTTTTTATTTCTTCTGCAATCCTTTTGCGTTCTTCTTCCTCAACCTTGCGTTGTTCAATTGTTGCCATGCGTTTTGATTTGTAGTTCTCAATCTCTTCGGAAGTGGCATTCCTCATGATTCCATAACAGTAATTTTCTTTTTTGTCATGAAGCTTAGGGTTATTGATGTAAACATGAAGTGCATATATGACTTTCTCAACTGAATGCTTCTCCCACTCTTGATAGATTTTTAAAATAACGCTATTTGCTATCTTTCCGTTTCTCCTTGTCCATTGAAGAATCTCAAAGTATTCATCTATAATCTTTAATTGTTTTTCAGAATACCTTGAGCGCAAATTGGAAATTTGCAGAGATATGTTTATATTATTCTTTTCATTCTTATCATTCTTTTCATTCTTATCATTCTTGTTTGTGTGCGTCTGTGTCGTTTTCGTGTCGTTTTCGTGTCGTTTTCGTGTCGTTTTCGTGTCGTTTTTTATGTCGTTTATATCTTGGTATTCACTGTAATTTACTACTGTTACAACGGTTTTTTTAGTGTCGCTTTTTACAATCAACATTCCGTCGTCTTCTAAGAGTTTTAAAAAACGTTTAACTTTTGTATTCGACCAACCCCACCTTTCGCATAATTGCCTAATAGAAGTGATTCGACTACCTCTTTTAACTTCTATTAATTCATTTCCTAAAAGAATTTTTTTGTCTTCGTGGTTAACCATCATTAATATATCTATCCACGCTGAACGTTTATCGAAAGGTTTTTCGTTCCATATCCAGTGGTTTTGTATATCTCTATGTAGTTTTATCCACCCACTCAAGCACTCCCCTCCTTTCATGCAAGTTTAAAATTTAGAAAGGAGTACCTTCCATTAATGCTTTGGTAGCTTTTTCTATATCTGTGCAAATCTTTTCATAATCGCTAACTTTAACTTCTTCCGATTTGCTATATCCGTATTTCTCTATAACCGTCTTACAAATATCTGCATTTCCATTAGCCAAAGCAAACATTCGCTTTGCTTGTGCTTTAGATATAACTTTATCGCTTTTATTTTCGCTTTCTCCATGCGTGTTTGTGCTATCACTATCTTTTGTATCATCAATGCAGAAAAGACCATTTAAAGCGTATTTACGCGCGTATGAAGATGTACTACCAGTAACTTGGCTAAGGTCCATACCTTTTTTACTTTCATCTTCTCGAGCAAAAGCTGACACAGAAAAACTTTGTCCATCTTCTACGTCTACCAATGTTGCAGTTGCTTTTATGTAAAATCTGTTTCCGACATTAACCACTTCATCAGAAATAGTCAGTGTTGTCTTGGTTTCGCTTAGAAGGGGTTTTACCCCTTCTAAAATATCCTCGCAACTTCTATATTTGTATTTGCCAAAAGCGTTGTATTGATTTTTAGGCGCTTTAAGTTTTGATTGGATATTCATTAGTTTTTCATGTATTCCCATTATTCTACCTCCACTTTAATTACTATTTTTTCGGGTTGTTCTTCTACCTTTATTCCTTCTAAAATCTCTCCATCTTCTGTAACTACTTGTCCATTTACTACCTCTACAGCCTTTTTAAGCGCCGATTTATCGATTTCTTTCTTGACCCTTATTAATTCATTAAGCCCTGCGGATTCGAGTGAATTCAGCAGTTTTTCATCATCATAGGTCCATTTAGGTTGCTGTTTTCTTGACGATACTTTGCCATATGGAGTCGAGAGTTTAAACTTAGGATTTTTCTCTCTCTCCGATCTGAAATATTCTTCAAGCAGACATTCAAAGAACCGCTTTGAGAAATCAATCTTTTCCTTTTCTGATTGCTGCCAGTTTTGTATGCGCTCAATTTCTTTTTGAGCTAAAGCATCAATTTCAGATTGTTGTTTCTCAAGTGCTGCTAACTTTCT